ATGACTACACTATCATTTCATACAAAACAAGAATTCATCCAGTGCGCTTTTGAAACTGTGGCGAAGATCGTATCTGACCAAGGGCAGATTGCTTTAGATGCAATGACACCTGCGATATCAACTCAAAGATGTTTAAGTCATTTAGCTTTTGTATGTCATGAGTGGTCATACGATCCGACCGTTATCGACACGTATGCAAATCTTTATAAAGAATCAAATTCAGAATTGATCGAAGCATTTGGGGAAGAGTGATGTCTAATTTTAATTATTATTCTTATGCCTTGGGTGTCGTTCTTGGTTTTATCTCTGGCTATTCATGTTGTTATTTTGGTGCTTAATAATGAAAACAATCCTCGAAAAAATCCACGCCTTTGATGATGCTCATTTAACACTTGATGAGTTATATCATCGTGAAAAAGACATTACATACGAAATTGAAGCTCACACGTCATTCGGTGAAATCTCATTAGAAGATTCAAACATTCTTAGAAACATGTTGCAGGGCATAGTTAAAAATAAGTTCTCTGCATTTGAAAATGCTTTGAATCAACCTAAGAAAAAAGATGACCAATCTATTGCGGATTTATTTGTACAAAAAATAACCTTTCCCTTGAAAAATACACGGGATATGTCTCTTGAACCCCCCTTTTATAATATGGGGGTAGCTGATACACAAAAAACATCTGATTCACAAGCTTTTCCTCGTCATTTGGATAACTACAAGTTAATTTCAACTCAAAAGGGTGTAGTACCTGTGCTGCGTTGCACTCCAATTGAAAATAATGTTGTGGGTCTTGACTGGGTAACATTTAGTTTCTGTGTTTCTACTTTTGGAGATAAATATCTCCAATTAGACCAAGAGCAAATAGACTTGGGTATTGGTGATGCAATTGAAACATGGCTTGATCAATTACTCTTTGAGATGTTTGGCTTTGGTATAGCTCAAAAACGTAAGTGTGGCATACGTTTCGACAAATATGGCTATGATTTACAAGATAATTTGGGCATGGTTTTATACGGTAATAATAACAATCGTATACGTGTACAAATCAATGGCTCGGGCTGTGCTTTAGCTCGAAAAGGTTGGAATGAACAGCTTTATAAGTTTTTAAAAACACAGGCAAAAAACCCTAAATTAAACCGCGTCGATATTGCATTTGATGATTTCGAAAGTGAATTTGTTTCTGTTCAAGCTTGTGACCAATGGGACAATGAAGATTTGTTCTTCTGTGGTGGTCGTAATCCTGAAATTAATAAGCTTGGCGACTGGAAGCGTATTAACGGTAAGGGTTTAACTTTTACTGTTGGAAATCGTGAAAGTTCTAAGTTTTTAAGATGTTATGAGCGTGGCAAAAAAGAAGGTGATTCACTTAGTCTTTGGACACGTCTTGAGCTTGAGCTTAAATCATCAGACCGATATTTGCCTTTAGATGTTCTTTTATCACCGTCAACATATTTTAAGGGTGCATATCCTGCATTAGAAGCATTGTGTAATCAATTGCATGATTTTACTGCACCTGAAAAATGCGAACTTGTTGATAAACAAGCAACTATTAACTTTGATAAAGCTATAGATGTACTCAAAGTTCAATTTGGTAAATATATACGTCAATTCAGAAAAATCATTTCTGATGATGCTCTTTTGACCATGATTTCATCAGACAAAGATGAAGTACCTAAACGACTTCAATTTACACATGCATCCGTAATGCAGTCATTACGTCTTTCTAGTCTTAACAGACGAATTTTTAACATAAATGTAGATGAAGAATCACCTTTATTTGTTGGTGTTCCTCTACTTAATCAATCTGCTTATAAGGAATTTATCCATGCAATTTAAATCAACAATGGTGGTGTTAGGTGCTAAGGCTTCAAAGGGGAATTACAACGGTGTTCCTTTTGATAAAACAACTATTTTCTATAAAGCCGATCTTCAGGAGGGTGAAAACTTCGTCGGTGAAGTAGGTGAAGCAATGGTTTGGGGTACTGCTGACAACTTCCAAAAAATCAAAGGTCTTGAATATCCGCTTGTTGCAGATGTGACTTTGGAACAAGTTTCGAATGGTTCTGCATCACGCATTATTATAAAAGATCTTGTTCCACAAAAAGCTCCATTAGCTCAGGCACAAACAAAATGATTTATTCAAACTTTTTAACATACGCCTGTCCGATCTGTGGAGCTTATCAGCATCCAAAAGCGTATCAGTTTCATGTATCTGCATGTAAAGGTTAGATAAAAATGGAATACATTGTTTGGTTTTTCTTCATCTATGGCGTTGTCAGTTTTTTAATTAATGTCATACAGCTGATACGGAGAGTAAAAAATGGAAGGTTACCACGTTTGTCAGTTGATAGATGAAACAACAAACCAATGCTTGCAATGGGTTCCATTTTCAATAATTCCGACGTTGACGGATGAAGCAAGAGATCAGCTTCTTTTAATAATGATTTCAACTTATATCTCTGTACTGGTCGTAAGAGCAGTAAAGAGTTTAATCCTTAAAAGTGACTAATTCGGGAGAAATGTCATGACTTTAAAAAATGTAGAAAAAATTGAGCAAGAAAACCATAAAAAATCATGGTTTCAACGCTTTCGCAACAAAATCGGTATTGCAGCTAGTGCTGTAACTTCCTTAGCTGTTTCTAGTGCTCATGCTCTAAAAACAACTGATGTTCAAGCTGCTTATACGGCATCAGGTGCTACAGAAACAATTGACGGTACTGGCATCATTATTATCGGGCTTGTAATTTCACTTGCAGTAATCGGCATCATTATTTCTCTTGTGAAAAAGAAATAAAATCAGGGGGTTACTATGGATTCGTCTTTGTTAAATTGGTTCATAGTAATCCTTGTTTGGATATCCATGCATAAGATGTTTTTTTAAATATTTAAGGGATTACGATTATGAAATTTTTTAAATATTTGATTTTTGTATTTTTTATAACTTTCTCAATACACTCATATTCTGCAACAAAGACATATTGTGCAGTCAGTCAAAATTCAGGCTTTTGCGGAAGTACAGAAAATACTGCATGTGAAAAATGGGCAAAAACATTTGCATCTTATGGAAAGCATGAAGTAATAAATACACTTTGTTATGCTGAAACTGCAAATGGCACAACTATACAAACAACATATATTCGATCATATGATGAAGTATTTACTTGTCCGAAAGCTGGCGAACGATTTATTCAATACTTTCCAACAGGCAACCCAGTACCGCAAACAAAATGCGTCAAAGGTCCCGATGGCAAATTCTGTAAATACGAAAATAGAGATTCTGCATCTCAAATTTCTAATTTAGGTTCAAAGTCTGCTGTTTATTTAACATCCGTTTCAGATCAGCCAACATCATCTTGTAATGATTCTTTCGGTGGTTCTTGTAATTCTAATGACCCATACGGTGGATGTTACACACCTCCTAATGATGGTTGTACCCGTGGTTCTGACGGTTCTATTTATTGCCCACCTGATGCACCACCACCCAAGATTGAAAGTGGCTGTACTGCTGGCGCAACATATTGTGATCGTCCCAAAGGTGGTTGTGGTTCAGATTACGTTTCTGGTAGTTACAACGGAAAAGCAGTTTGTGTAAAAAAATCGAATAACACAGGCAATAACAACGGTTCAGATTCTTCAGTTACCCCACCTTCAGGCGGTTCTACTGCAACAACAAACAATGCTGATGGCTCTAAAACAACAGTCACCTCGGATGCAAATGGAAATCCTGTTTCAGCTACTGTCACTGGTGCTGACGGCTCAAAATCAACAACGACAATCAACAAAGACGGTACATCAACGACAACTACAAAGAATCCTGACGGAACAAGTTCTACGAGTACTGGAACAACGACAACAGTAAAAAATCCTGACGGTTCAACAACAACAACGATTAATAACAACAATTCAACGACTGTTATTAATAACAATAATAACTCTACGACGACAACAACAACGAACCCCAACACGGGTGCAAATCACAGCACAGGCGGTCAAACAATTGTACAGCAAGCCCCAACGATTGACATGTCAGGCGTAATATCTGCAATTAATGCAGTAGCAGAAAAGATCACTTGGCTAAAAGATGAATTATCAACATCAATCAATGACGTATCATCAAAAATAGATAAAACAAATGAAAAAATTGACCAAACTAACACAAAACTTGATGAATCAAATCAGAATCTTAGAGATATAAAGGACGTTCTTGACGAAATCAAAAACAAGCCTGATGGCTCAAACGGTGCAAGCTCTCCCAATGGTAGTGGTTCTGAAACTGATCTTTCAGGAATTGAGGGGAAATTAGATGGAATATCTGAAACATTAACTGCTATTAAAGATTGGCTATTTGAAGAAAATCAAGACTCTGAACCCGAAGAAGCGCCAACAAGAGAATTTCAGCAACAAGAGTTAAATTCAGAACTTTATAAAGTTACTGGTCAATGTCCAGTGAACAAATCATTCAGTTTTAAAGGTCATACATTCACGCTTGATTTATCTCAATTCTGCTATGTCTTACAAATTATGGGTTATATCGTTGCACTTGCTGCATGTCTTCATGGAATTGCAATTTTATCGGAGAACACATAAATGCCAGCTGTTTTAATTGGAATATTTGTTGGAATTGCCAGTCGTTTAATTGCCCGATTGTTGATAGGTGCGGGTCTAACACTCATTACTTTCAATTTTATTAATGGCTTATGCGAACGATTAGAAAGTATGTTACGTGGTTATTTGTATAGCTTACCTAGTGATTTTCTATACATAGTACAGATTTTAAAATTTGATTTTTATCTAAGTGTTGTGATTTCAGCTTATTCCATAGCAGGCTCAATTAAGGCTGCCAAAGTGTTCTTAGGAAAAGCTTGAGTCTTTTGCTGAGGAGGAGAAGGAAGAATGACGACGACGACGAACGCAAAGACGATTAGCTTTGATGGAGAATAATAAATGCAATATATCATTGACGCACCGCCGAGGACGGGTAAATCACAATACATGATTTATCTAATTGATAAATTTACAAAGAAATATCCGAATCGACATATCGTAACAAATATTATTGGGATTAATTATCCTGGCGTGATTTCCGTAAATGGAACATTGCATAACCCAGTAGACTGGCGTGATTTTCCTAACGGCACAATCTTTATTTATGATGAAGCTCATGAGCATCCTGCATTCAGCAAAGATGACTTAATGAAAGATTTAATTGTAGATACAAGAGAATTGGACGGTATCATTTCAAAGATTTCTAACGCAGTATTTGATGAACAAGTCTTATATTACATAGATCAATATTTTAAATTTAATGAATATGACCAAGATCAAATTGCTGAAATTAAAGCAATCATACTTAAAGACAAGAAGCTTCCTTTAGATTTCAAAAAGTTAATATTTGAAGATATTAATAAACGTAAAAAATTATTGTTAATCAAAAAGAAAGAACAAATCTTAGATATAGGGCGATCATTAACTTTACACGGTCACTTTGGATTTGATATTTATTTGATCACACAAGATATTGCACGTTTAAACCCTGCAACAATTGCAGCATCATCAAAACATTTAAAACTTCGTCGTTTGTTCGGTTGGCCGATGATGTTTATCTATGAATATTCAGAGGTGCAAAAATACTTTACTGGAACAACGAGAAATAATGCAATTTCAATTAGATTGTTTTTTTATAAACCATATCTTTATAAATATTATATTTCATCAGAAGATCATAACGTCCCTAAATCATATCCTTCGATGATTATTTTAATGCTAGTTGCGATCTGCGGCTTGTTTTACTGGGGCTTTTCTAAATTAAAAAGTGCTAACACGTTTGGTCTGTTTTCAGACAATTCAGAAGTCACTGCTGAAGCTAATAATAATAATTCTGAACCACCTCCACCTAAACCAGTCAATGAAACTAAATCGTCTCTTGAACCTGACTGCGAAGATTTAAATAACAATCATCTTGAAAAATGTATTGCATACAATAAGAAAAAAATAGATGAATTAAATAAAAGCGTTAGAGAGGCTAATTCATACTATGTTAATTATGACCCGACTAAACCGTATGACACGCAAATTAGTTCAAATTACGAAGCAACAGCAAAACCAGTATTTGCAGGTTGTGTTAAATTTAACGGTAAATATTATGCTTACACACAGCAAGGAACAAAACTTGAAGCACCTCAAAGCGTTTGTAAACGCTTAATTGATGATGGTGAGAGACCATTTAATTATTTCGCCAATAACAACCAAAATCAGATTAATTCATCACAACAAATTCAACCGCCATCATCAAATACAATTGAGCAATACAAGCCATATAAACAACCAGTTCAGATGGCAAATAACTATGTTGAGCCTCATTTAGAGCCTAAACACAACAATGGTGCAAATGATCAAACTAACTTTAGTTTCTAGGAATAATCTATGGTTTTGAAATCAAATGAAAAATTATTAATCACATCTATAAAAGATTTAAATGATTGTCTTGTTCATGTTGAATATTTACTTGCCAATGGTCATTTGTCTTTTATTGATTCTTCAACACTTAATTCTATGAAACGGACTTTGTTTAAAGGGGTTAATTCAATTTCTAAACTTGTTGATCCAAAACTCTTAGAGCAGATTGAGCCATCTAAATTGGTTTGTACAAAATGCGAATCTGAATATCCAATTAAATACGCGGATTCTCAGCAGTGGGAATATTGTCCACGTTGTGGGGAGACGTTTTTATGA